TCGTTTTTTACTGCTGTCGTTAGTGTTCGTGCCATGTTCCTCGTAATATGTTCTAGTTATAGCTTCAGTACCTTTTATCATGGTAAAATTAAATTTACTATCAGGTTTTTTATACTCCTTTAAATCGTTTAAATTAGTATCTATCTCATCTTCATTAACAATTACAGTTGCTTCAAAGTCTGCACTAATTAAGTGGGTAATTTTATATTTTTTCATTAAAGAGTTTCTTCAACATCTAACTCAAATTGATATAAAACATTACCATCTTTATCAGCACCTACTGTACCAAATTCTTGAATATCATTTATTAAATGCACAGTAAAAGGTACATTGTCATAAGTGACAACAGAGTCATTAGATAAAGCAGTTATGAGAGGTGGCTCTATTGTAATTGTTGCTTCGTTTGACCCATCGGCTGTTGCATCTGCAACTACCATATAAACTTTATTATGTGATGCAAATTTAACAAAGTCTCCAGCTTTCAAAGTTCCTGTCATACCATCAATATCTATTGTTGTATCTCCTACTGCGTGAACTCCATTAACAAGAACAGTACCACTTACATTACCTCTAGCATCTTCTAGTTCAGGTGGGATTATTGTAAAGTTTTCTTTTCCTGATCTTTGTTTAATTATAAAAGCCATAAGTTCTCCATAAACATCTGATCTTTTGGCTGTGATAATTTGTGCAGTAAAACTAAATCTCTGATTATCTACTTGTCTTGCAAGTTTTTTTCCTGATATAGATTTAGAAATAATGGTATTTTGTGTTGATCTAATACCAAGTGTTTGAAATTTAGATGTTGATATTGGAAATGCACCACTCATTATACTAACTCACTTCTTCCTTTTTCTGCTAAAGCATTGTTTATTATTCCTGTTATAGTACCTCTGTTCTCTTGTAAAGCATCACTAAATCCTCTTGAATCTATTGTATTAATTGTAAAGTTCACATTTACTCCACCACTACCTGTACCTCTAGCTGATTGTGTTATTTGACCTGTACTATTTGGAACAAATACTTCAGCACCTCTTTCTCCTACAAGCACAGGCTGTCCTTTTGATACTGCTCCACCTTGTGCGTGTGACCCACCAATATTAAACATTGAGCCACCACCACCACCACCACCCATAGCCATAAGCATAGCTTGTAAAACTACTTGTTTTTGTTTTTCTTTAGTAATGTTTTTTTCGTTTTGAAGTTTTTTAGTATCTTGTTTAAATATTTTTTCTACAATTAATTTTTCTATTCCAAGCAACATTATTCTTTCAATCATTTTAGCAAGTACATCAACTAATAAATTTTGTGCTAATTCTTTAAATGACATATTTAATGATTTACCAAGTACAACTGCTTCAGCTATTGATCTTGACACTTTGCTTGTTAATGAAGTTATTGTATTAAATATTTCTGATGACATAGAAAATTCTGCATTTTGTTCTTTAATTTTTTCTAATACTTGACCTTGAATATCATTTTGTTTTTTAAATTTTTCTACACCCTCTGACTCTAATTCATGGAATTTTAATCTCTTTTTATTTTGTTCCTCTAATAAAAAGTTTTGTAATTTAAGTTCTTTTTCTTTTGCTAATCTTATTTTTTCTTCTACTTCTGCAACATCAAACAATGCTTTTTTAGTTTGTATCATTGTTTTATGAAAATCTCTTGCATCAGGTAAAGTATTTTTAATTTCAAATTTTACTTTTTCAAAATCTTTAGCCATATCATCAAATAGTTTTTCCATACCTTTAAATGCTACAAATATTGCACCACCTTTGGCTACCATTTTTGCAATACCTACTAGACCACCTTTAGTAAAAATAGTTGCAAAACCAAAAGTCATCATAGCTTTTGCTACGTTTGTGACTGCTATTGCTAATGTAGAAAATAAAGTGACAACTTTAACTGATATTAATACCATGACTAAATTTTTAAAAATATTCATGTTGTTTTTGACAACAATAATTGCATCAGCAACTTTTTTAACTGCCATACCTAAAACAATTCCAATGTCTTGTGCTATTTGATCTATTTGTTTTGAGTTTTCTTCTAAGAATTTATCTAATGCACCAAACTCTTTTTTAAGACTTTCAAACAAACCAGCTTCTAATATAGTTTTCTTAAAGCTAAATATTTTATCGCCAATCATTGATAAAGTACCTGTAAAAGTTTCTGCTAACTCATCAGTAGCTTTTCCAAATCTACCACCCTTACCAAATACTTTTTCAAATGCTTTAACTGTATCTTCAATAGAAACTGTTGCTCCAGCTTTAAAGCCAAGCATATTTCTTACACCTTTTTCTCTAAATAAATCTGCTGACCCTATACCAGCACTAAATGATCTTTGTATTTGTTCAGCTGTTGTTCTAAAATCTAATCCTGTGACTGATGCTACATTCCCTGTTATCTCTAACATCTTTTGTAGTTCTTCAGCATTGTCTGTGACAGTTGCTAATATTCCTGACCCTGATTGTATTTCTTCAAGTGAGAAAGGAACTTTAGATGCAAACTTGACCATGTTGTCAAAAGCTTTTGCACCCTCGTTTGTATCTTTAAGTAAAAACTTTAATCTAACTTGTAAATTTTCTAATTCTTTTCCTGTATTAACTAGGTTTCTAATAACTAGACCAGCACCTAAACCTATAAAAGCATTTTGTAAATTAAACACAGCACCTTTAACTCTAGCAAGACCACCTTTTAAGCTGTTCATAGCTTTGGTGGTTTTATCTCGTGCTACTATGTCTATGTTTAACTTTTGACTTGCCATTATTTAAAATTCCTTGCTTCTGCTAATGCTTTCTTGGTTTTATACTCATCTTGTTCTTTTTTCAAGTAAGCTAACCAAAGATTATAATGGCTTACAGGCATATCAAGAACTTCTTGGATTGTGATGTGTAGTCTGTCTGCAACTACTAAAAGCGACCTGATTTCAGGGTCGCTATCTACTTTTTTTCGGCTTCCTCGTAATTAGTATCTAAAAGTATTTGATTTGCGACAGATGATATAACATTTGAATCTGCTTTCTTTCTTAAAGCAAATTTATCTTCAGGGCTAAAAGCTTTTACAAACTCGCCTTTATCGTTTTTGACTTGCAACTTCATTATAAGCAAATCAACAAGAATAGTTAAATCTTGAAAGTTGTTTGATTTCTTGAAGATAATATTTTTTTCTTCAAGAGTTAATGGCTCTGAGTAAAAGATACTCGGATTACCATGCTCATCTTTCCACTCTTTTACTTCAATAGTAATAGTTTTAAGTGTTTCAAAATGAGATTTAACTCTATCAATAACTGACATAAATTAGGATTAAACAGTTGCTCTTGTTAATGCTCCTGTGCCTTGAAAAGTGACCGATCTTGATACGATACCATCCATAGCATTATTAACTGACATTCCTGTAATAATACCTGAGCCACTAAACTTTTCATCCCCTGACGCATTACCCTCAGGTAATAAAATAAAAGAGATTGAACTTCCAGCAGTTAATGTTTGTTGTGGAGAGTCAGTTTCGTCATAGTGCATTTCAAGAGTGCCTGAAAAAGATGTTCTTCCAGCTACAAATGATTTTGTTGCATCAGATAAAGCTGTATCTTCTACAACATCTCCTGTTGTTTCTAATGTAAATCCTGTCAGTTCCCCAACAGCAGTTCCACCAGCAGTGACTACTCCTTCTTTTCCATGATGTGTTGCCATTTTTTATTTTCCTTTTTACTTGTTGATGTATTTTCTTTTTCTTGTTTCCAACCTAAAGCTAAAAAATTATCAAGCTGAGTTTCATTGATAATCATTTCATGCCCATCTTTATATAATTTAATATCTTTAGCCATACATTCTTTTATTAGTTTTCTTCTTCTTCGTCAATATCTTCGTCATCATTATCTTCATCAAAATCTTCTTCTGAGTCATCTTCCCATTTCTCATCTTCTTCTTGGTCTCTTAAATCAGCTAATAAGTCTTTTACTTCTTCACACATCATTGATTCTTTGTCATGTAGTTTTTCAATGCTGTCTATTTTCTTTTCTATCTTATCTATAATTTTATCTTTATTTGCCATATCTTCTCCTTGTTTATGGTGTTCCAGCTTGGAACTCATAAGTACATCTTACAACCATTCTTATACCACCAATAGGAAACAATGTACCCTCGTCTGTTTCTACACTTGTGACTTCAGTATCAAGTGCGTTGCTACTTCTTGTAATATCAGATTCTAATGCAGTTTCAATAGCTGTAATAAGTTGATTTCTAAGTGTATCTATATTTGATTCAGCACCTTTTACAAATCCAAGTATAGCAAAATCAATAGTTCCAATTCTAGTTTTAGCACCACTTCCTAGTTCTTGATCTTCCCTAATTTCTTCTGATGTTTGTACTATTACTGCTGGGTATTGTTTGTCTGATAATTCATCTAATTCAAATGGTTGTCTTGTAGCTTTCTTAATTGTTATTGGGCTACTAATACCTGAGATGGTTGATAATAAATTAGATGCAATATTTTCTCGTACACTCATATTCTAAACTTTCTTAATTCTTTTTCTACAAATCTGTTAAACTGCTTACTTATAATCTTTTCTGTTCTATCATTAAAGCCAAAAAATTCTCTTTTAGGCTCGTTTAATACTTGATTAAATAATGCTCTTTGTCTCATTTGTGCATTTGTGAAGCCTAAAGAGACTTTGTGTTTGCCTGTTTTTCTACTTGATAAACTTCCTAACATTCTGCCTGAATAAAACAAATCTACTTTTAAAGGCTTACCCTCTCTTTGTAATTGTTTTCTATAAGAGTCTGAGTATTGTGCAAATGGTACATCTCTTGCATCTATACCTTTTGCTGTTTTAGTTCTAATTATATCTAGTAATTGAAACCCAGCTTGTTTTACACCTTTATCAACTATTCTACTAAGTCTTGTTTGAAATTTGCCTAATTTTTTTGATAGTTCTTTTTGATTGCTTTTAATCTTTAACTCTAAAGCCATTATCTAGTCAATCTTCTAAATCCATGTAAAGGCTCTCGTTCATTAACCTGAATAGTGCCATCTGCTGTTGCATCATATTCAACACCATCTTCTAAGATTGTTCGCCATTCTTTGTTATACTCTGACATATAATATTCTGACATTCTTTCAAATCTGTCTTTTTCTGTCTCAGGTCTAAATTTAGTTAATGCTGGACAAAAGAATCTACCTAGAAATAGATATACTCCAGCCCTCTCAAACTGATCTAAATTAACTTTTGTGTTATCCATCTCAGCAGTATTAAGAACTGTAATATCTGTATATACATTTGTTTTATATACTGACCACCATTCAGTTCTAAGCTGTCTTAAAATATCGTTTGTTGTTTGTGCAAAGAAATTAGTTGTTTCTGTGTCTGTTGAAGATATACCAAAACCAAAAGCATCAGGTTGATATTTAGTGACATCACTTGCAGTTATTACATTTGCACCTGTATAGTTAGCCATAAACTACTTCCAAACTAAATAAGCTATAATTAATACTAAAGGTATTGAATACATTGGATTATTCTTTGCTTTAACCCATACCCATTTAGACCATTTTTTAGCTTTCATCATTATAATTTTGTTCATTTCTTTTTCCTTGTTTTTCTTTTTTTAGTTTTA